CGAATCCGCAATCGTTAGGTCCGACTCAAACTGGAACCGTCGAGGCTGTAGGCAATGGTGTCTATGACGCCGGTGTTCACGTTCCTGTCCGAGTGCAGGTCGGAGACAAAGTCCTCTTCAGTCGTCAGGCTGTCGCAAGTCGACAGATCAATATCGAAGGCGGCATGTACCTCCTTCTCCGTGAACCGGAGATCTACGGGGTCCTCTAAGAACAACGCGTACGTGGTCTAAATAGATGGGCCCTAGCCTTCCAAGCTAGAGATGCAGGCGCGATACCTGTCGTACGCTCCATCACGTAGCGGAGAAAGACGATCTCCGACTATAAGAAGGTTACGGGCTCCGCTCGCTCGACGCGTCTAGTCGTGAGGCGAGGGGTAAACGGGACAGTCCTTTCAAAACGCGGACCGAATTTTAATCTGGTGTCCCTAAGTAGGGCGGCTCGGCTGTGACCCAGGTCGATTGGGAGCGTTACCCAACACCAGTTCCAACAGCGCGCATGTGGTGAAACGGTAGCCACGCCGGCTTTAGGTGCCGGTCCTGTAATGGGGTGGGGGTTCGAATCCCTCCATGCGTACCAATTCGATGATAAGTAAAGGTCGATTGAATAGCATAGGCGTCTGTCCATGAAGACCTATAGAGAGTTTCTAGCTGAGGCGCAATTTAAGCAGGACAATCCAGGCGGCTCTTGGCTTCGACATAAGCAAGAAGATGCCGACACGGATTATCACCGTCGCAAAGGCCTAAATGGCGCGACGACTGGGTACTTCAACAAGAACCTGCATCTTCCGGTCAGTCATCTGAATCATCTTCCTGGTGCCATGGGTGAACATGAGTTCAGAGACCATGGACCCAAGCAAGATCAACTCTCGAAACAGATCGGTCATCCGTCTAAGTTTGACAGCAAGAATCATCCGATCATGATCGGTGTGAATCACCGTGGTGAGGCTCATGTTATGGAGGGGAATCATCGCCTGGCGTACGCCAAGAGACACGGGATATCGCATATCCATGCCGAAGTAAAGTACTACAATGGCGGCGAGACGCATCCTGGTCCTCACTCTCCACAGTCTCTTCTGAAATTGCACAAAAGCGATTCTTGACAAAACATTTTTGTTTACGACTCCGACCGACGTGGTAAGATGCCATAGTCAGATCTTATACGGAGACGTCTTCAGATGGGAAGCCACTACAGCAATGCGCAGGACGTTGGAGCGCTGCGTGATTCCGCCAATGCGATGGTCAGGTCCTTGATGGCCAGAGTCGAAGAGCTCTCCGTCGAGAAGGGTCGTAACGTCGTACCGATTCTCTACTATCGCGGCTACAGTGGCGCAGCCCTAGCCACCGCAATTCTTCTAACTGCGCCGGAGCGGTTCGCCGACTATCTGACGATGGTCTATGTCCGCAAGGAAAATGAAGATTCGCACGGTGACAAAATCGAGTATCATGTCGGCGAAGCTGCCCGCGTCAGCGGACCAAAGGTTCTTATGCCGGTTTTCGTCGATGATTTTATCAGTTCCGGCGAGACCTACTATAAAGCCACAGTCGGACTGAAGAAATATCTCGATGGTTCGGGCTATCTCATCTTTGGTGGATTCCCGATCGTAGGTCCCTATCAGTTGCTGCAGCGCGGCGAAATTCGCCTCGGTCTGGGATCAGGAATTTCAGTCGGTCCCGACTGCATCGGCGGCGGAAAAGGTCAAGAGATTCAGATCGCGGACCGCTACTTCTGACCCAATAAGTCGCATTAGCACAACGGAAAGTGCAGTCGTCTTCTAAACGACGGATGAGGGTTCGATTCCTTCATGCGACGCCAACACGAAAGAAAGCCATGAAAACTTCAGACACGCAATATAGAAACGAAATGGAGTTCCCAATGGAGGAGCTCGCTTCGGTTTTGGCTGATCTCGGTTTCAAAAAGGAGCGGCTTTCTGACCATGAACTGGTTCAGATTGCTTCTCGGAAGTTGAAGTCTCTTGGTGCTATCGCCAAACTTCAACTGTCGGAGGGTCTCTTTGAGGTCCTTATCAACGACTGATGGGCGAGATGAAGAAACTTTGGGCTGCACAGCTCGAACTGCTGTGCGACATGTATGAGGCCGATGGAGCTACACCGGAAGCCGCCTACGAACGAGCTCTTCGTGATGTCGACTACGCACTATCCGAGTGCCTGTCGGAGCAAATTGAGATTTTGCGCAATGAGATGTACGTTGCAGAGAATAATGGGCCGCGAGTCTAATGCTCGCATGGTGCAGCGGCAGACCTTTAATCTGCTGGCAAGAGGTTCGATTCCTCCGCGGCCTTCATAGGGTCTCCAACGGGATAAATAGGTCACCAAACCTTATCTCGTTGGAGACTTCTCAACATGCACTACACCGTCTATCGGATCACTCATCTAGAATCCGGGAAGGTGTACGTAGGGAAGCACCAGACTGAAGATCTGGCTGACGGCTACATGGGTTCAGGGAACCTCATTCGTAGAGCGGTAAAGAAACACGGTCTGGAGGCTTTCAAGAAGGAGATTCTCCACGTCTTCGAGACCGAGGAGGAGATGAACGCCAAGGAGAAGGAGCTCGTCACGGATGAGTTTTGCCTTCGTGAAGACACCTACAACATCTGTCCTGGCGGCAAAGGCGGCTGGGGCTATGTGAATCGTGAAGGCCTTGGCGGAACATTAGGACTTAGTCCATCTCCTGCTCATAGACAAAAACTTTCGGAAGCGACAAAGAGAGTTTTTGAAAATGACGAGTTTAGAGCTCTTTTTAGTCGCAAACTTTCTGATAGAATGAATAAGCACTATCAGAACGGTGGACAAAACGGGTTTCTTGGCAAAACACACACTGATGAATTCAAAAGACGCATGCGAGACATGCACAAAACTCACAACCTCAAATATGACAATTGCTCTGGTCGAATTAGAGTGACGAATGGTATTATTAACAAAGCCGTTTTGCCAGATGAAATTCCACCTGGCTTTGTTCGCGGCCAAACGAACAAAAAGAAACAGGTGCTCTTAGCTTAGTGGTCTAAAGCCGGCTGTCAAATTGGTAGGCGAAGCCGGCGGGGCGCACCATTGTTTACACCAGCCGACCGGCGTGATAGGATCGCGAAATGGAAAAGAAACGCTATATCTACGCTGTCGGGGATGTCCATGGTCGCTTCGATCTCATGCAGATCGCTGAGCGCCGCATCGATGAACATATCGCGTCTCACGATGCGACTGCCGTGGTGATCTTCCTGGGTGACTACGTCGATCGCGGTCCTCAGTCGAAAGAAGTTGTCGAACGTCTTATGGAGATGACGAAGGATAATCCTTCGTGCATCGCCCTCAAGGGAAACCACGAGGATATGATGATTGACGCCATCACCGGTACCGGTATTTCACTCTGGTGGCAGAATGGTGGAGATGCTACTATGACGTCATACTCCAATGATGTCCCAATGGAACATATTGACTGGATGAAGGACCTGCCGACCATGGTCAAGGATGATCAAGGTCGTGTCTACGTTCATGCTGGTCTGATGCCCGATGTCTCAGCCGACGATCAACAAGACGAGTGGAACCTGTGGATCAGGGATCGTTTCCTGAATGCGCGAGCTGATCAGTTTGATGTACCACACATCGTGCACGGTCATACGCCATACCACTACAGCAAGAAACCTGACGCGCCGGAGTTGCTGCCGCACAGGACCAATCTGGACACAGCTGCGTTCCACACTGGTATTCTGACAATCGGCGTCTTCGATGCCGATGAACCCGGTGGTCCGATTGAAATCATCCAAGTCAAAGGAGACTTTGCATGATCCGAGAAGCGTATGAAGAGAAACCCTTCATCGATCTGCGAGGCCCAGACGGAAACGCCTGGTTCCTCCGCGGAACTGCAAAGGTCTATGGCCGTCGTCTTGGATGGTCAGAAGAACAAATCGAAAAGGTCGACGCTGAAATGACATCAGGCACCTATTTGGTTCTCATTGAGGTGTTCGACAAATACTTCGGAGAGATGGTCGATCTGATTCGATAATTAAATCATTAATGCCGCGTAGCACAATGGTGGTGCAACACGCTTTGAACGTGGAGGTTGTACGTTCGACCCGTACCGCGGCATCCATGCCAGTGTAGTCCAATCAGGTAGAGGCGCTCGTCTCAAAAGCGAGATGTTGTGGGTTCGAATCCCACCACTGGTACCAACTGCGGGAAAAAGGGTTCGTAGTACCGCGTTAGTCACCGTTCCCACGAGGAACCCCGAAAGACCCACAGCGGACTTGATCCGTAGGATGCTCTAGTGGGGACGGTGCAACTTTTATGCCCATGTAGTGCTAATAGGAACACGGGCCCCTGGTAAGGGTCAATCGTCGGAGCGTAACCGGCCTTGGGTACCATTTAGTTGTTTACAACGCCGAACGGCGTGATAGAATTCTTATAACATCGAGCATATGGGAACCATGATGGAACCGAACGAATATCCGGGAGTCAAGGAAATCGACTCTGACATCGCAGACGCCGAGCGCAGGCTCGCCGAACTGAAGCAGGCTCGCGAAGTCGCTTTGGCTCAGGCTGAAGCCGAAAAGGAAGATGCTCCGCGTCTCATCAGTGAACTGGTCGATGCTGCCTACGCCAAGATTGCGGAGGCTGAGAAGATCGCAGATCGGACCGGAACTTCCTTTCGCTTCTCCCTTGAATACGGAATGGGCGGCGAATACCGGCCTGCCGGTTCAAAGGATTGGACTAATTCTTATGAGGAACGGACCGTTGGTTCTTGGTCCTCTTCCAGCAGCGACTGTTAAGGAGAATATCATGACCGACACACCTGTTATGTCCTATACCGCGGCTTGTGACTACGTGACCAAGACGGTCCGTGAGGCGGTCGCCCTTCTGGAAGCTGCCCGCGAGGTCAGTAATCGGATCGGTGGAACTGAAGAGTTCCGCGAAGAGACCGTCAATCTCTTCAGGACGCTTGAGATCATCCATGATGTGACTGAGTGGAACAGTTCGAACTGCTACGGCGAAGATCCCGAATGGAGTTCCAGCAGTTCCGACTGCTAGTCAGAAACCACGAGAGGAGAGACCCGTGGAGAAGAGAGAAATTCTGCTGGTCGGTTCGGTCCCGTTCATGTTCTACGAACTGAGCGAGGCCGCCCGCGACTACGTCAAGAAGACCAGACCGGTCTTCAAGGACATCGACGCCATCGCCGACCATGACACCAGTCAGTGGTTCGTCGTCCACCTCCAGAAGTGCAAGACCTACTACCCCGCGGACAAGGGCAAGAAGATCCTCGGTCACGGTGGTCAGTACGCGCACGTCGAGGTCGAAGTCGCCTGGGAAGACTCAACGGCCAAAGAGCTGTTCGATCTTGTTAAGGGAACTCCTGAACTACAATACAAGGTGATCAACGGCGATGCCCGGATGATCATCCCGACGATCGACGTCCTGTACGCCCTGAAGATGAGTCATCGGTTCAAGAAGAACACTCCTCACTTCTTGAAGACTCGTTCTGACATCCTGTGGATGGAGCAGATGGGCGCAAAGATTCCGCTGGTTCTGTTGGATTGGTACAAGCGGCGCGAAGCCGAGACGTATGCGTACGGTCACCCGAAGTTGAACACCACCAAGGCGGAATTCTTCGGTCGTGAGAATGATGGGTTCTACAAGTACGACCACGACTCGATCCACGTCGCTTTGGCGCGCAGGATGTTCAATGATGTTCCGGCCTACGAACACTTCAAGCCGAACACGTCTCAAGTCCTGACGTCACGGACTATGTTTGAATCGCTCGCGCAGAAGATCCGCATCCGGGCAGTCTTTGAAGAGTCCTGCGTCCTGGCACTGGAACGGTCTCAAGTGCCGCATCCGAACACTCCGGTCAAACGGAGTTTCGATTTGGCTCTCGAGAAGGTCTGCACCAGCATCACTTCTGGCTGGTTCCGTGAGTACGCTTGGCGCCATTATAACGACGTCCAACTGATGTACGCGAACCAACCTAAGCACTACAAGGACGTCTTCGACGAGGCCCTCTTCGCTGGAGAAATCCTGCCCTACAACGGCTGATTGGTGAAATGGATATCATCCCGCCCTCCGAAGGCGGAGTTAGTGGCTCGAATCCGCTATCAGCCTCCACTGTTTACCGCGCGTCATAAATACCATCAGTAATGCTGGATCAATGGAGGGCGTATGCGGAAACTGAAGGTCTATCACGGAACTAATGCTGGGTTTGATCGGTTCGATCAGTCCAAGGCTCGAATTCCAAATGACTTTTGGGGTGGCGGTGTCGCCTATTTCACTGATGACTTTGGAGTTGCTGAGACCTATGCAGCTTCTATGAAGCGGTCTAAGGGTGGTGACAAGATCGTTTACGAGGTCGAGCTACGCATCGACAAGATGTTCGATGTAGACGAGACGTTCACAGGGAAAGAGCTCACCAAGTTCTTCAAGAAGAGGGACTCTGAGGACTTCGCGCGAGGAGCAGGACTTCTCCGTCTCGGTGCCGATAAGTACTCGGTCTTGGATGACCTGGAAGAGGGCAGATTAGTCCTCACCGGGTCGGAGATCTTTTACGGTCTCTCCAAGGGTATGGTCTACACGGCTAAGGCACGGAAGCGGCTTGAAGAGCTTGGTTATGACGCGCTTCGCTATAATGGTGGAGTCAATATGTCCATGGCAAAGAAGCACAATGTCTATCTGACGTATAAGGCTGCCAACGCCGCCATCAAACAGCGATCGATCATCGACGCAAGCGGTAATGTCTACAAGAAAGCTGCATAAAATTCTTGTTTACGTCTGCGATCCGTGTGATAAGATACTTTCTAGATTATGTCTCGGCCGACGGAGCGAAAGCATAGCGGCACGGTGGCTACGAACCACTGATGAAGGAGTTCGACTCTCCTCCGAGACTCCATTTTTTGTAGATAATTAGTTCAAGTCCTGTTGGTGTAACGAAGAGCACGAGAGTTTCCTAAACTTTTGGTCGGGGTTTGATTCCCTGACAGGACGCCAAAGTTTGATCCATACGACCGAGCAAGAGAACGGGCCCGCCTGTTAAGCGGAGATGGCCAGGAGCGTTACCTGGGTATGGAGCCATTTCGATCCGATTGGTGTAAAAGTAGCTCACTTGCGTGACATGCAAGAGGCGGAGGCGCGATACCTCCATCGGATACCACTTTAGTCAGACATTTTGACTATGGCTTGCACGTATAAAAAGTAGTACGTCTGTGTTACATACAGAAGGACGGGGCGCAATACCTCGGCGAGCTACCAACTCACGGAGAGACGAATGAGCGGCCCGATCAATATCGAAAGCACCGTGGCTTCTACGGCCGGTCTCCTTTACAATTCAGTCGCTATTGAGTCCGAGATCACTGAATCCGCAAGGATTGGTGGCCGGGCTCTTGTGGTTTATAGCACCGTCGAAGGATCCGGTCTTGTCCACGGAATGGCTGTTGTCATTCAAAGTAATGTGTCGGGAAGCGCTGAAGTTACTGACGATGCGAGAGTCACAAATTGCACGATTCAGGACACTGCCCTGATTTACGGCTCTTCGATCATTGATAGTTCTACAGTGGGCGGAACCGTCCATGTCGGAGATAATGCTTGCATCTCCAATTCTACGATTATCGGCGCTGCCAAGATCGTAGGACCTGCCTACATTCAGTCTGACAATGACTGGGGTCACATCGATGACCACCGGGTCACTTGGTTCACCGATGTCAATGGCAACATTGTCTACATTCTAGATGGTGGTCTACCAATCACGTCCATCAATCTTTTGCCAACAGACGCCCAAGAGGCAGTCATTGCTTCCGTTCAAGCGAAGCGCGCTTAGTAAACACAGAAGGTGTTCGTCGAAAAAATTTGGCCCGGATGGCGGAAAGGCAGACGCAACCTTCTTAAAAAGGGTTCATTGGGAGTTCGAATCTCTCTCCGGGTACCATTTTCCAATTTACACCGCTGAAGATCGTGATAGAATCCTATCATGAATGTTTTCTACCTTTCATCGGGGCCGTGGGAATGCGCCCAATATCATTGCGACAAGCACGTCGTGAAAATGGTCGTTGAGTATGCGCAACTTCTGTCTACTGCACACCGTATGCTAGACGCTGACGTTATTACAGCTGAATTCGCTGATGGTCTCTATAAGAAGACACACGTCAATCATCCTAGCGCCGTTTGGGTCCGTTCGTCACGAGACCATTACGATTGGCTCTACACTCTATTTGTCGCTCTTTGCGTAGAATACACGTGGCGATATAAAAGGGTGCATTTGACATGGATTAAATTGAAGCATTTGCTTGAAACTCCACCAGTCAACATTCCTGACGCTGGATTTACTCCACCGCCGCAGGCCATGCCCGACGAATACAAGAACGAAGACACTATTGCGGCTTATAGAGCCTACTACCTCGGTGCTAAAAGCGCCATTCTGAAATTCACTCGCGTTCCTACGCCCCAATGGATACTGGAGAGCCAATGAATCGGCAAGAAATCTTTGAGACAGTGTCTCGACATCTATTCGCGCAAGGGCGGCGGTCGAGTGATAAAGATGGTGGATGTCTTTATCGCGGTCCCTATGGCACTTCCTGCGCTGTGGGCTGTCTGATTCCTGATGAAAACTACACAGACAGAATGGAATTTCAGGCAGTCGATTCGTTGATCATTAATCAGAAAGACCGCGGTTATACGCTTCCTTCGGACATTATCGAACATCAGCATCTACTGCGCGAGCTTCAATGCATTCACGACGCCGAGAATTCTTGGGACAATGAAAATTGTCTGCGTGCTGAATTAATTCGGCTTGCGATTACTACCAAGCTTGATTCAAACTTCCTCGACACTCTTAAATTTCCGGAGAGCCAATGACCAAGAAAGTTACCGTCACCCTCGAAGAGGATGGTCCGCTGGATATCGTCTATGAGACCTACACCTCGGATGGTTGGCGCCAATCGGCGACCATGCATCTCCTGAACAAGGGAGACACGCGCACCGTCGTGGTCCACGGATTCCAAAGGATCAGCGTTCAGGAGGACGCCTACAGCCTCTAAACACCTTCTCCCTGACTAGACGTTTGTCGCTCCTGGTATCGCGGAGCGGAGGATAAATACCTCCGTTCCAAAGATACCAGGAGATTTTTTGTGACCGAAGTCTATCTTTCGCCAAACTTCACTCTGCGTGAATTCACTCGTTCGCAGAACGCCTCTCGTTTGGGCATCAGCAATCAACCGACGCCCGAGCATCTAGAGAACATGAAACTTCTCTGTCGCCATGTCCTTGAGCCTATCCGCGCCTATTACCGTAAGCCATTGGCTCTTTCGTCTGGTTACCGCTCTAAGGAGCTGAACGCCAAGACGCCGGGTTCTTCTTCTACTTCCCAGCATTCCACAGGCGAGGCAGCCGACTTCGAAATCGCGGGAATCCCAAACATTGACGTCGTCAAGTGGATCAAGGCGAACCTTCAGTTCGACCAGTGCATCCTTGAGTTCTACGTCCCAGGTGATCCGAACAGTGGATGGGTACATTGCTCTTACGAGTCCAAGGGTCCCCAACGCCGCGAAGTTCTTACTGCGACCCGTGTCAACGGCAAGACTGTCTACACCAAAGGTCTCCCGAAGTAAAATCTTCGGGAGCTAAATTCTTTTCTCAAGTCTGCTCTAGATGTGTTAGTATAGACCTTCAGAGATAAGACTCGGAGCCATCCTTGACATCGAATTACTTCTACACATCCGTGCATAGACGCGGCAACACCCTGTTTGTGCGTGGATACCGTGACGGTAAGCGCTATCAGGAAAAGGTTAACTACAAGCCGTATCTGTTCATTCAATCGAAGGATACGGACAAAGCCTTGTTCCGGAGCTGCATCAGCGGCGAACCGGTTGCTAAGAAGCGCTTCGAGAACATGAAGGAAGCTCGTGACTTCATCGAGCGCTACAAAGAGACCCACGGTCTCAAGATTTTCGGATACGACAAGTTCGAGTACGTCTACATTTACGACGAGTTTGGCTCAGACGTCCAATTCGATCCGGAATTGATCCGCATCGCATCCGTAGACATCGAGGTCGGTTTCAACCTTGACGAGAATGGTGAACCTATTGGTGGTTTTCCTGATCCGATGAAGGCTGAAAATCCAATCACCGCGATCACCCTCTCAATGAACGGGCAACGGTACACGTTTGGTTGCGGAGACTTTCAACCTAGCGCCAAAAACGTTCGGTACTTCAAGTGTGCCGATGAATACGCTCTCATTTCGTCGTTCCTCGAGATTTACAAAAGCCTCGATCCAGACGTTCTAACTGGATGGAACATCGAAGGATTCGACGTTCTGTACCTCGTCAATCGGATCAACCAGATCCTGGGCGAAGGTCAAGCTGCGCGGTTGTCGCCGTGGGGAATGCTTGAGACGCGTCAGATCGAGATTCGCGGTAAGACCGTCCAGTTCTACTTCCCAATCGGCGTCGCGATTCTCGACTACATGCAGCTCTATAAGCGGTTCTCCTACAAGAACCAAGAGTCGTACGCTCTCGGTTTCATCGCGCAGGTCGAACTAAAGCGTGAAAAGTTAGACTACTCCGAATACGGCGATCTTCACACCCTCTACCTCAGAAACTTCCAAAAGTATTGTGAATACAACGTCCTTGATACTGAGCTGGTTGACGAACTTGAGGACAAGATGAAGTTCATCCAACAGGTCTTCTCAATGGCCTATTCCGCTGGAATGAACTACGGCGATGCTCTTGCGTCCGTACGTCCATGGGAGATCATCTGCCACAACTTCCTTATGGATCGCCGTCAGGTGGTTCCAGTCAAGAATCCTTCGAACGTCCGTGACGAGTACGACGGCGGCTACGTCAAGGAACCACAGATTGGCATGCACAAGTGGGTGGTCTCGTTCGACTTGAACTCACTGTACCCGTCGATCATTCGCCAGTACAACGTGTCGCCTGAGTGCCTTATGGGCAAGGTCGACCTTGGCATGTCGATCGACAAAATGCTGGTCGGCGGACTCGATGAATTCAAACCGATGATGCTCGAAAATGACGTCTCGATGTGCGTCAACGGTACCTTTTACTCAAGAGCAAAGCAGGGCTTTATGTCTGAACTTTGCGAGAAGATGTACAACGAGCGCGTCGAGTACAAGAGCAAAATGATCGCAGCCAAGCGCGAGAAAGAAAAGCTCAAGGATGATCCTGTTCGTGAAAAGGAACTGACCAAACTCATTGCTCAGTTCAATAACCAGCAGATGGTCCGCAAGATCTTCTTGAACTCGCTCTATGGAGCCATGGCGAACCGCTACTTCATGTTCTACGACGTCGCCATGGCTGAGGCGATCACTCTAACTGGGCAGCTCACGATTCGTTGGATCGCTGACAACATCAACGCCTACCTCAATAAGCTCCTCAAGACCAAGGATGTCGACTACGTCGTAGCTTCAGACACCGACTCTATCTACGTCACGCTTGCTGCGCTAGTCGAACAGGCAAAGAAGGGCGCTGATCTTGACGAGGTGCTTGAATTCCTCATCAAAGTATGCGACAAGGGTCCAATTCAAGACTTCATCAACGAGACGTACGCCAAACTTGCGGATACGGTCAATGCGCGCGAAAACGTCATGGCGATGAAGCTTGAAAAAGTGTCCGACAAAGCCATCTGGCGCGGTAAGAAGATGTACATCCTCAACGTCCGTTGGGACGAAGGTGTGACTCTGAATGAACCTGAAATCAAGGCATCTGGCATCGAGTCCGTAAGGTCATCTACGCCAAAAGTTTGTCGCGAAAAGATCAAAGCCGCGCTAAAGGTCATCATGCAGGGTGAACAAGATGAGCTTCACTCATTCGTAGCC